ACCACAGACAATGCTAACCGAGGTGATTATAACATTATACATACAAGCAAAGCCTATGACACCGTGCCAGGGCTGACCAAGAAGTTTTATGATGTTGCCGGAGATGGAAAATGTTTCCAATTGGACAAGCCGGCTCATTATGGAAACATGATTGAAGTTGAAACCACAAACCTCAAACAAATATCTAGCCAACACGGATCAGATGTGGATATTATCAAACTAGATGTTGAAGGGCGTTGGTATGAGATGTTGAATGAAATACTAGATCTGTCATTGCCAGCGAAAGTAATCCTGTGTGAGTGCGAAATGAACATAGGTGCAATGGATAGCAATTTCGATAAGCTCGATGAGATCGTGGAAAAATATCAAACAAGTGGATATACAATTTGGACAAATAGAATTGGTAGCAAAGAAAATATAGAGTTTGTTTTTACCAGAAATATATAATTTTTATTTTCTGCCTGATAGAATTTGATGTATTTCCCTCCAATCCTTCACCCGTTTTACTTCAGGATGATCAAATTCTCTATTGTAAGGATGGTCGATTAATATAGGCTTTAAACCGTATTTGAGCCCGGCTAAAGCGTTGTTTGGCTTATCTTCCACCCAATATAGTCCGGTGTTGTGGAATTCAGTCAGAGCAGAATCTTTGTCTGCTCCGGTGTCCAATATATGATAATTGGTAAAAATGTGATCTCCAAATAGTTCACCTAATCTTCTTTTCCTAACTTTTTGTGCTGGTATATCTGATGTTTGAGATGTGATTGGTATAAATGTCCAACCTTCCGCGGCAAGTAATTTTACCCATGTCTGCGAATCTTGAATTGGACACTGTGTAGCCATCCACGCACTTTTGTTGAACTCCCTTATTTCTTTTCTTATCGTCGGTATATCTACACCGAATCTTTCTGCCATCTCGTAGGTATTTTGTTTATTGGCAAGTAGTTTGTAAGGATAAACTTTTTCGTCGCCACTGTAGTATGAACGTTGTAGCATCCAGTCTGTGAAATGTTTCTCCCATTCCAGCAACACCCCGTCAACATCCGTCAGTATTATTCTATTTGATGTCGGCATCTTCCATTCCTGCGACCCGCAGTTTGACGATGTTTGTTATTTGCCATTGCTTCTGATCGAGCCCCTTGGTGATGCCTAGCCATTGGTTTCTTATTAGAGCGAAGTCGTTTATAATTTTATCCATGTCAACAACATCGTCCTCACCATCAACATATTTTTCTGCATCTCTGCTGGACAATGCTCTGGCATAGTTTTCCAAATATTTCCTAAAAGTTTTGGATCGTAATCTTCTTAGTTCTATGTTCAAATATTCTAGTATTGCTTCCAGCTGTTGTAGTTGACTGAATCTTTCTTCCACGATTCCAGGCAGTGCCGCACTGGCTCTTTCTAGGTTACCGTATATTTTGCACTGTTTTTTTGCTTCTAATAATTCTTTTTCAAAGTATTCAACACAGTCTGGTATCTTGTCTAAATTTCTACTTACTTCGTTGTACCAATTAATCATCATCGCCGTATCCGTCCGACTCTTCGTCTTCCTCGAACACAGTGTGGATTGCTTCTTCTAACTTAGGATCGTATTCAGCAGACGCTTTTATTTCATTGTGTTCTACACCGATGTCCTCAAGACTTTTAATGAAGTCTATGGCACAATCTAATTTCTGTCTCTCTGGTACGTAATGTGTGATCGAATTCCATAACCTTTCAATGTCTTCGTTTGAAAAGTCTATCATCACGCTTGAACTTCCTCTGCCACTTCTTCTGTGGTTGCAATTTCTTTGAACTCTGCCATTATCATATCTAATTTATCACCTACCCATGCTTTTCTGAACTCTATGTGTTCTTTGCCCTTTGAATCAATGTACTTCAGTCTGTTACCTTGTTGTACCAGTAAACCTTTCTTCTCAAACAAGTCCACTAGTCCACTGTATGGATCCATGCCTGTGTCATATGGAATCTTTACCTGCACACCTTCAAATGGTTTGGCATATCTCGTCTTCATAACTTTACAAGCGGCTCTTATTCCCCTTACATCTGAAACTTTGTTGCCTTTTTCGTCTTCTTTTAATTTTAGTTTTTTCATTGCAACAACAATACTTGAGGCATATATAAATCCTTGTCCACCTGATATTTTATCATCTGGATCAAACATGTCCTGTGATGCATATGTGTGGTTGGTCGCTATAAGTCCTACATTCCAACTTCCAAACATATTAACACAATTTCTTACAAGTGCCGTCAAGGCTTTTGGTTTTCTACCTAAATCACCTTTCATCTCACCTGCTTCAAACTGGTTTACGTCTGTTGGAGTGAGTAACATACCTAAACTGTCTATGACAAATAGTACTTTAGGTGCACCTTCTTTGTTGTCTGCGTGTTGTTCTTTGTAACCCTTCATAAACTCTGAAACAGTTTTTGCTACATCATCAACCATGGACATACTTAATTTCATAAGTTTATCTTCTGATGTGTCTACTTTTAATGCTTGTAGCCATTGTTCGTCTAATGCGTTCTCTGTATCAATTAATATAACAAATATACCTTGATCCTGTGCATTCTTAATTATGTTTCCTGATGCTATGTAACTTTTACCTGCACCTGATTCACCTGCTAATACTGTCACTTTGCCTAGCGGTATCCCCTTGTTAAAGTCACTGGTCATTAAATAATTTAAGGCGTAATTTCCAGTTGATATCCAGTCAGTAGGATCGCTAAATCCAATACCCAGTCCTTGTATGGACTTTGTGATACTTTTTCTAAACTTTGTAGCGTCAAATACTTTTGTCATAATTTTGTCCTTTGTGTATTCTATATTAGCATACCTAGGCCCTAGCGTCAATGCCAGGGCCTTGGTAAAATGTCAGATTATTTTGCTTGTCTTGATCTAATCAACTTCAAGATGTCCTCTGCTCTTTTGGCACTGTCACCTGCAGGTGCCGTAGCCACCGCTGGTTGTGGTGCTGGTGCAGATTCAGTTACAGGAGCCGCTGTTGTGGCCGCCTCTGCCACTGCCGCCGGAGCCGATGCTGTTGGCACTGCCACTTGTGGTTTGCCTTGATAAGCCACGCCTGCTGGTCTGAAGTACTGTCCATATTGCTCAAGATCGTAAGCCTCGCCCTCAACAGATTTCTCAAATAACTCTTTGATTATTTTAACTTCTGCTTCGGTTGGTTCTTTTGGTCTGAAGTCTCCTAGGTTGTGTAAACCATGAGAATCGATTGCGGCCCTCTCTGCCTCATCTAATGCTCTTTCTCTTCTTGACCATTTTGATGTTGAGTAGTCAGCATAACCACCTTTGGTTGTTTTCGTGATCCTGAAGTCTACACCCTTCACGTAATCAGTTGGCATTTCTTCCATCTCTGGATCCATGAGTGCTCCTCTGATTATGTTGAAGATCTGAGGTCCTATGATGAATCTTCTGATTGGATTCTCAGGTGTTGAGTCTTCTGCTAGTGGATTCGTTGTGACAAAACCTTGGAAAATATAACTTTTCTTTTTCCAATATTTTCTGCCCATGTCTTCCATGCTCTTGTCCTTGAACCATGGTCTCACCTCTGTGAGTACTGGACAAGTTTTACCATACATTTCCATGCACGGTACTTGCACTGTCACTGGTCTGGAATCAGTTTGACCTTTGATACCTGCAAATGGTAACTTGATCATGTTTCTTTCAGTCCAGAAGAATGTGTTAGTCTCGTCCCTGTCCGGTAAGAATCTAACTACTGCTTCAGAACCTTCGGATATATTCCAGTGTGGGTAGATGGCGTTGTCTCCGCCTGTGTTGGAAGTGGAGCGATTCACTTCTTGAGATTTTAACTTCGCTCTTATTTCAGCCAATGATGCCATAATGTAAGCCTCCTTAATTGTGCCTATGTTGTCGTTTGCCTAAATGTATATCAGACATATAGTACGTAATATACAACTATATTTATCTAATGTCTACTACTATTATTGGTAAAGTGCTAGGTTTTTGATTCTATCTATTTGAGCGTCGTAAGCCTGTTCTTCTTCTGAGAAGAAATCTTCTAACTGCATTCCTGCTATCTCTATGGCATCTTTCAGGGTGTATTCTTGATCACCAACTTTGAACTTGTCGCCTGCTTTCATGCCTGCCGCCTTGGCTTTTTGCACTGCCTGTGCGAACATGTTCCCTTCGCCTGCCATTGCTGGTTCTTTCATTAATTCTTTTTTACGTTGCACCATTGCTTTTACCATTTCAGGATCTTTTGCTGTGTTAGGATCCATCTGTATGTCCTGTAG